GATATTGATGGAACACTACTAAGTAACGGTACACAACCTATTCAAAGAGTAATTGATTATGTAAATTCACTTCCAGGTTCATTAATAATTGTAACTGGAAGAAATGAATCTCAAAGGTCAGAAACAGTTAAAGCATTACGAGCAGCAGGTGTTAAGTACTCTCGTCTTATTATGAATCCTGGTTCTAGTTCTGATACCGCTAAATATAAATATGAAGTAGGTCTAAAACTTAAAGGATCAGTTAATCTTGCTATTGATAATAATCCTACTATGAGAGCAGCATATGCTAAAGCAGGCATACCTACAAAAGATCCAGCAACTTTACCAGATATGAAGAAGTTTTGGACAATCTAATTGTCTTTGTCTAAAAAAGAAAAACAGGATCTGCAACAAAAATATTTTAATAAGGTACGATTAAATAATAAAGAACTCTGGAGCCTATGTTATATATGTTCCAAACCTAGACATTCCTTTACCACTGTTGAGAATATACCTATGCCTGTGTGTAAGGAACATTCTTGACATACCCTTCAAAAATTGATAGACTTAGTACATGGATACAAAGGTTTGTCGTAAATGTCTCATAGAATCTTCTGTGGATAACTTCTATAATAAATCTGCAAGATGTAAGACATGTGCCAAAGAATACTCTAAAGCATGGGCAAAGGCTAACCCAGAAAAGTATAAGCAGCGTTGGCAAAAACAAAACAAAAAGCGTTGGGCAGAACAAAAGCAAGACCAAGCCTATATGCTTAAGAAGGCTATCTATCGTCAAGAAAACAGTGAAAAGCGTGTAGCAACTGCTAAGGCTTGGAATCAGGCAAACCGTGAAAGGTTTACCCTTCATGTAGCCAACGCTCATATCAAACGTAAGATAGCCAAAGATGCTAAAGCCTTTAAGATATTGGATAAAGAATATAAACGTCTTTATAACTCTCCCTGTGCTTTTTGCAGTGCTACAGAAAAGATTACGATGGATCATATTATTCCCATATCTAGGTCGGGAAACCATTCAATTGGAAATCTTCAACCCCTTTGTCGCAAATGTAACTCAAGTAAGAAGACTAGGTTTATTTCAGAGTATAAATATTATTTGAGCAAACTCAAGTCTGTTAACCAAGGGTGAGTCGTTAGACTCAAGGGAAGGTTTATTAACTCCTATTTTGCGCCGAACTTTAAATACTTGACAACTTTTCCGCCGAATGGTATGATAAAATAGACTGATGATAACATTAACTTTAATACTAATCACTTGGTATGCCACAAAGGTATATTACACAAGAAACCTTAAACTCTCAATGCCTACTTCAGACCCTGATATGATATATGCTATATGCCATAAGTGTTCTCAAACCATCTATACACACAAGGACAATATCCGTGCTGCATACTACTGTATGGTTTGTAAGTAATGGATAAGTTTAAGTCATTATATAGCCTATATTCTAAGAAGATTAATTCTTACAAGGTAGCCTGTAGCCAATGTGATCAACTGTATATAAAGGCAAATGATGAACCATTTGTGTGTCTTACTTGTTCTAAATAACTAAAATATGAAATTGGGGGTGTATTTTTATGTTGAATGTTCCAGATAATACTATTGCATATTTTGTTGATCCAGAAATATCAAATAATATCAATATTGATGATATATTGTGTAGACCAGAAAAAACTCGTAACTGGTTTACTTCACATTTTTATAGATGCCTTCCACTAGCAATTGCTAATCAGTATGGCTTTATAGTAAAATCACCAAGAGATTATACTATAATGTGGAATGGTGGCCCATCTGCTCAGGATACAGTTGTTTTTCCATTTGAAGGTGTACAAGATAATCAGCCAGTATTTCTTCAAAGTCATTTTGGTAGTGGTATTGTAACAGTAACTTTAAGAATAATGTTAAGAACACCACCTGGTGTAAATTTATTGACTATTGCACCTCCAAACTATCCATTACCGCATATGACTCCAATGACTGGAGTGATTGAAACGGATAATTTAAGATACACTTTTAATTTTAATTTAAAGGTAGATACTGTAGATCAAGTGATAAGAATTCCTAAAGGTTATCCAATTGGAGCATTTATTCCAATACCAAGATACTATCAAGACAATTTTGTGTTAAAAAATTCCGAACAAGTTTTTAATGAAGAAACTATATCTGAAGAACTAACCGCTAGATATGATGGAGTTCTTAATAGAATTCATATTGACCCACAAGAAAAAAATATGGTTAGTAGATTGTATTATTTAGGAAAAGATATATATGGAAACATTTTTAAAGATCATCAAAAGCCAGCAGATATTTAATAGATATTACTCAAACATTTTTTTTTGCCAATATTCTTTTCTATATCCGTTAGCAAAATGTCTTCTAATCTTTGTATGTCTTTTCATATCATCTTCTTCGTTATATTTTAATACTGTAGATTTCCAATTTTCTCTCTTAAATGGAATAATTTGATACATTGGAGTTCCTATGGGAATAATTCCTTCAAAATCTTTATTCATATAAAATGGATAACTTCCGCCCTGGCCAGGAGACATACCATAAAATACATCTGAATCAACTATTCCAGTAGAAGACCTAAAAGGCAAATCAAATCTATTGCTTGGAGTAGTAATAAAAGCGCTCCAACCCTTTGGTAATTTTGGCATCCAGTGAATCTTCCATGCAAATTCAAATGGATAGAAAATATCTGGAATTTCTAAAGATGGTTTTCTCATCTCTAAAATATTTGGTCCACTAGGAAATGCATAAGAAACATGACCGTTCTCATTTTTTTTAATATAAATTTCTGTCCAAGTTTCTTGAATATACCCATGGCTTAATGCATCAAAAAATGGCATACATCTTTTGATTGCACCAACACCGTCTTTTTCATGATCCTCATGATTAAGAGAAATTCCATCTGTTGGTCTTATATTTTTATACCAGTCTGGGATATATGATTTTGCTGGCTTTGGGGCTGGGATTACTATTTCTGCTTCTTTTCCTGAAGGTACAAATTCTATTTTCATACTTTTAGTATACATCATCTTGGTAGTTTTTGCAACCTTCTTGACATACCCTCTCAAAATAGTGTATGCTTATATCATGAGCAAAAAAATTAATTTTAGGGCTAGAAGTAAAGAAGAATTTGAAATACAAACAAAACCATATCCAGCCGTAAAATTTATTCCTAAATGGTTTAAGGATCAAGATCCATATGAAACACCACATCCATTTGACGAAAGAGTAAACGATGGAAAAGTTCATATTAGAAATAAAATTTCAAATGCTACTTTTAAAAAATGTGTTCCTCTTTTAGATGGAATGAGTGCAGGCTACATTGTTCCTCTTTGGGCAGATGTTGAAATAGTTTCAGGCTATATTCCTAATGTTTATTCAAAAACAAATCGTGATGTATTTCGTATGCATGGTGAAAATACTAAGAAAATGCCAGCACCTCCAGGATACAACAGTCAAGTTTATAAGTATTCAAATTGTTGGATTCCTCAAACACCTAAAGGGTACTCATGTTTAATTATTTCTCCATTTGGCTATAACGATTTGCAATTCAAGGCTATTCCAGCAATTGTTGATACTGATAGATCTACCCTTGAATTGGCATTTCCTGTTTGGGTAAAAGATAACTTTGATGGAATTGTAGAAAAAGGTACACCTATTGCTCAGATCATTCCATTTAAACGAGATAATTGGGAGTCTACCTTTGATTACTATGAAAAAGGTGAGTATTCTAATGTTGAGGAACAAAACTTTAATAGTACGATTGTAGGTCATTATATTAAAAATGTTTGGGCTAAGAAAAAGTTTAATTAATACTATTCTATTTTGTGCCGAACTTGACAAACTCTCCGCCGAACTGTACAATAGATACATGAGCATAGACGAAATGACATTACGAGAAGAGATTGCCAGGGCTATTGAGGCCATAGAAATTAAAGACTCTATTACCAATGCCTTGGGTATGCGTATGCTTGCTGCAAAGGTGGCAAGAGGAGAAAGCAACTATATGACAAGCATGTTTGAAAACCAGTTAGATTTTGAGTAAATAAAATGTGGTCATGGGTATTAGCAGTTATCGGTGTAACAGGCATCTTCTTTGTTGGTCGTAAGAGTATCTGGGGATGGTTTGTACTGCTATTTAATGAATGTCTTTGGATGGCTTATGCTATTCATACAGAACAGTATGGATTTATTTTCAGTGCCCTTGCCTATGCAGCGGTATATATTAAATCATATCTGCATTGGAAGCGAGAAGAATGAAACCTCAAGAATGTTTAAAGTGTGAGATGAGTCTTAAAGATCCATTATTCTGGGAACTTCATCAAACCATGACAGATAGCAGGATTTGGTGTGCATATGCTAAGAAGCCTTGAAATCCCAGATCCATTCCAAACCTTCGTATCTAAGAAATATGCTAATGCTAAGGGCTATGTGCATGACTTCTTTACTGGCGAATGGTCTTATAGTTGCTCTACTTGTAAGCAATACCTTTTTGGTCCATCCCGCAAAACATTAACAAAGATTAGATTATTTCATACTAGGAATGAGTGCTTGGGTGGCTACTGAGTGCATTCATACTTGGTATATGCGTGAATTAGGTATACAATGTACTAAGTGTCTAGTTTTATGGGAGAGCAATGAGAGAGCCTAAGATAGCCCAAATGGACTGGCGTAGCCTTGGCTATTGGCCAGTATGGAAAGATGGAAAGAAAGTGTGGGTACCTAAAGATGAACCATTCAACAAAGATTCAAAAGACTAAAATACTTCCATTACGATGGATAGGTAATTTTTGTGGGGAATATGCAGGTAATCACCTTGTTAAGGCTATTGATTTAGATGAGGAATTAGATAGTAACTTAGGGTTTCGTTATAAGTACCACGCAAAAATGTGGGTACTGCTTAATAAACCTTACGAGTGGTGGGGCACATACTATATAATAGATATTGATAAATGGAAAAGCGAGATAGATCAAATGAGAATAGACATGTCAGATGAAGGCTGGGATGACTATGATGCTTTTGGTAAAGCCTATTGTGAAAAGGAAGAGGAATGAGAGAAATTAAAAAGTTTGAAAGACTTGAGCGGTCTGTTTCAATAACAGTCAAAACAAAATGTCCAGAAAAATGGATGCTTGTGGACAGAGAAACTGGAGAAATATATGTTGGAACTCAAGTAGGAACTTGGGACAGACTTGAACCAGTCAATAGAGATTCCTGATAGAATAAGTACGTTAGGGTAAGTATGTTTTGTAATTATTGCGGAAATAAGTTAGAGTACGGTGATTGTAATTATTGTAATGATAATAATAACGCCCTTAGAGAATTTGAGGAAGAAGATGATTAATATTTTATTTTTGATCCCTGCATTTATTGTTGGGTATGTAGCATGTTATTTTGTTATGACATATAAGGTCAAGTAGATTAAAGTTTGTAGCAAATGTGGGCTTAATTTAGATAAGTCCCAGTTTTCTCCATCTTCTGGTGGGAAATACTTAAGGCCAGAGTGTAGGTCTTGTGCTTCTAAATTGGCAAAGCAAAGGCTAGAACTAAGAAAGGTTTGGGGTTATCCAGAAGAAGATCACATCTGCCCTATCTGTTTAAAGAATGAAGAAGAACTAAAAGGTACTGGAGGAAATGCCAGCATCTGGGTAGTAGATCATGACCACATAACAAATAGTTTTAGAGGACATATCTGCCATAACTGCAACCGTGGTCTTGGTGTATTCCAAGATAATGTTGAAAGGTTAGAAAGAGCAATTAATTACTTAAGCACCAGTAGCCAAGTTGGTTAAGGCACCGAACTCATAATTCGGCTATTCGTAGGTTCAAGTCCTACCTGGTGTACCAAATCTCTGTAACTCAGCGGAAGAGTGACACCCTTCTAAGGTGTAGGTCGTAGGTTCAAATCCTACCAGAGATGCTATAATAGATAAAACAAAGGGGTAGTCTTGGCTAATATAGTTTTTCTTGGTAACTTTGAAGTCTCTTATAGTAGTGAGAATCATCATGCTAGTAGTCTAGAGTCTTTAGGCCATACCGTCACAAAATTACAGGAGCGTAAAGCCAAGACACAAACCATCCTAGAAAAAGCATTAGGCTCTGATTTATTTATCTGGGTACACACACATGGCTGGGAAACTACTGGAAATATCACAATGGATGAAGTTCTTAAGCAACTAAACTCTACTGGTGTTCCTACAATGACATATCATTTAGATTTATGGTTTGGTCTTGATAGACAAAATGATCTTAAGCATGATAGTTTCTATAGAACTATTGGACATTTCTTTACTGTAGATAAACTTATGGCTAATTGGTTTGATCACAATACCGCCGTGAAAGGCCACTTCATGCCTGCAGGAGTGTATGATAAAGAATGTTACATACACCCAGACTACGACACACAAAACTTTGATTACGATGTTATTTTTGTGGGCAGCAGAAGATATCATCATGAACACAAGTATCGCCCAGAACTAATTGACTTCTTAAGAAAGACATACGGCAAACGATTCCTTCACGTTGGTGGAGATGGCGACACAGGAACTATCCGTGGGGATGCACTAAACCGTATCTATGCTAAGAGCAAGATTGCAGTAGGAGATAGCCTTAACATAGGCTTTGACTATCCTTACTACACTAGTGATAGATTGTTTGAGTCTACTGGTCGTGGTGGTTTTACTATCTACCCTGAGATTAAAGGTTTAGATGAATACTTTATGCCTGATGAAGTTGTATTCTACAAGCATGGAGACTTTAATAACTTAAGAGATAAGATAGATCAGTATCTTGAAAACTCTTTGGTACGAGAAAGAATCAGAATCAATGGCCACAACCGTACAAAGAAAGAACATACTTATGTACATAGATGGACTGCAATCTTAGAAGAGTTGGGCATTAAATGAATTGCTTAGTAACTGGAGGGGCAGGCTTCATTGGATCTAATCTTGTTGATAAACTTATAGACCTTGGTCATAATGTTATCTGTATAGATAATGAATCAGCAGAATGTCATGAGCAGTTTTATTGGAACCTAAAAGCAAATAACTATAAATATGATATATGTGATTATAAGAAGATAGAACATTTATTTAATGGAATAGACTATGTATTTCATATTGCATCTGATGCAAGAATTCAACCAGCAATCTTAAATCCTAGAAAATCTATTGAGTCTAACGCAGTTGGAACTGCTAATGTATTAGAACTATCTCGCTTAGCAAAAGTAAAGAAGTTTGTTTATTCTAGTACATCATCTGCATATGGTAAGAAAGCAATACTTCCAAACATAGAAACACAGGCATCTGACCCACTAACACCATACTCTGCTGCAAAGGTATTTGGTGAAAACCTTGCAAGAGTTTATTATAATCTTTACGGTCTTGAGACTATATCACTTAGATACTTTAATGTTTATGGAGATAGACAGCCACTAAAAGGTCAATATGCACCAGTAATAGGATTGTTTTTAAAACAATATCATGAAGGCAAACCACTAACAGTTGTTGGAGATGGATCTCAGCGCAGAGACTTTACACACATATCTGATGTAGTAGAAGCAAACATCCTTGCATCTGAAGTAAGTCATGGCTTTGGTGAGGTATATAACATCGGGTATGGAAGTAACTATTCTATAATTGATATTGCTAATATGATTTCAAATGATGTTAAGTTTATCCCGCCGAGAATTGGAGAGGTGCAAGAAACTCTTGCATCTAATGAAAAGTTTAAAGGTTTAACGGGCTGGACACCAAAGGTATCTTTAATGGATTGGTTACAAGATGACTGAGATGAGAAAAGTAATAATCAATGGTGAGTTTGAAATTACTTTACCAGAGCATCGTGCTGCACGTCCTGATTGGTATCAACCACATGGTTGGGAAAAGCCAAGACTAAAACACATGTCTGAAAATATTTCTTCTGGAGATGTTATGTATTATGTTGGTGCAGAAGAAGGAGAGTTTGCTGCGCTGTGTCAAATGTGGGGTGCGGAAGTAGTTGTATTTGAGCCAAACCCTAAAGTTTGGTCACACTTCCCATTGCTTTGGAGTGCAAATAATTTAGATCTTCCAATGGTTTGTATTCCTGGATTTGCATCTGATAAGATAAACAGTCTTTCAAGAATATATTATAACGAATGGCCACCAGAAGTTAATGATGTAATTGAAGCAGCCCATGGATTTAAAGAACTATACCTTGAAGGAGAAACCTATGGTCAGATTACTATAGACTCTTGTGTATATGATCATGGTATTAAGCCACCTACCGCCATTTCATTGGACGTAGAGGGTAGTGAGTGGAGGGTCCTAGGAGGGGCTGAGAGGGTGCTTAGAGAGCACAAACCAAAGATTTGGTTATCTGGACACCCTGAGTTTATGCTACAGCAATGGAATGAATCTTTATATAATCTTAGACAATGGATAAAAGGATTAGGATACACTGAAATAATTTTAGATTACCAACATGAGGTTCATTTATATTATGAATCAATATAACGCATACTTATATTCTCATGACGGACAAGACTATGCAAATGACAAATGGGATTATGGATTATTAAAAGAAATATTTGATAAGCATGAAGTAGATCAAATAAGGGTTACAGAAATTCCAAAAGGAGATAAAGCCTTTGTTGTAATCCCTGGACCACAGACTGCTGGCAATGAAGAACTATTGTCTAATGAATTAAATAAACTTTCTAGAGTTGTTTTATTTATTAATGGAGATGAGAATGCTAGGTTTGATGTAAGTAAAATTAGACATAATAATATTCAGATATGGATTCAATACCCTCATGAAAAGCATGATCAATATAATAAGATGCCAATTGGAGTTCCGCAACACTTAAAAGACAACGTTCCAGAGTATAAAGAAAAAGAGTATGATGTATATTTTGGGGGACAGATAACACACTCAAGAAGAAAAGAGTTAGCCTCAGTCATGCCAAAACTAAAGAATTCACTCTATGGACCAACAAAAGGATTTTCTCTGGGAGATAAGCCAAAAGATTACTATGCTAAACTTTCAAGTGCAAAGATTGCTCCATGTCCATCTGGGGCAGCAGTAATAGATACATTTAGATTCTTTGAATCAATAGAATTATTAACTCTTCCAATTGCAGATAAACTAGATCCAAGCATGACAGAGACAAAGTTTTATAAAAAAATGTTTGGTCCCGAATTTCCTGTTGAATCTTTAGATAACTGGAATAATATTCAAGAACTTTTGCCAGATTTATTAGAAAATTATCCAGACAATATGCACAGAGTTGTTTCTTGGTGGATTAAATATAAAAGAGATTTGGGTATTAAGATAATGGGGCAACTAAATGCATAAAAGAGATATAACTATTGTTGTGGTAACTTCTGTTTTGCCATCTCATCCAAATACAGATATCATAGATGAAACAATTAAGTCTATTAGATTTCATTTTCCAGATAATGAGATAATCTTGCAGATTGATGGGTTAAGAAGAGAACAAAATCACCGCAAAAAAGATTACGATGAATATAAAAATCGTATTTTGTGGAAATGTTTGCATGAATATAAAAATGTTTTGCCAATGGTTTTTGAAAGTCATATCCATCAAACAGGCATGATGCGTAGAACAATGCCAGAAATAAAAACATCATTGCTTCTTTATGTTGAGGGAGATGCTCCTCTTACGCTTGACCCTATTGATTGGGAAAAGTGTTTAGATATGATTGAGTATGGCAAAGCAAACACTATTCGTTTTCACTTTGAAGCCTTTATTCCAGAACCTCACAAGCACTTAATGTTTGATTTAGAGGATGGATTTTTACAGACCGCACAATGGAGCCAACGTCCACACTTAACAACCAAAAGTTATTATAGAGATGTTGTCTTGCCATCATGTGACAAATTCTTTTTTATAGAAGATACCTTTCATGGCAGGGTTCAAGATGATATTTTGCCATATGATATTTTTAACAAAGATGGCTGGGATATACATAAGTTATGGATCTATCATCCTGACACAAACATTAAAAGGTCTTACCATTTAGATGGCCGTGATGGTCATAAAAAATTTACTACAGATGATAATTTTTGGGGATATAAAGAATGAGACTAGGAATCATAGCAAGATCTGACAACACTGGCCTGGGTAATCAAACCAGAGAACTAGTAAACATGTTAAATCCTGACAAAATTTTACTCATTAACTCAAGTTTTTTTAATCAAAATGAACAACATCCTGAGTGGTATGCAGGTTATGACTGTATTACGACAGACAGAGGATTTCCTAGACAAGGAGAAGTAAAAGCATTTTTACAAAACCTTGATGTTGTTATTAGTTGTGAAACATTTTACTCACAACAACTTGTTGACATGGCTAGAATGGCTGGTATAAAAACAATTCTTCAATATAACTATGAATTTTTAGGTAACTTACAACACGAAGATTGGTCCTTGCCAGATGTATTATTGGCTCCAAGCACTTGGCATATAAATGATATCAAGAATCTATATGGTGATAGATGTGAAGTTATTCATCTACCGCCACCAACTGACGCAGAGTTATTTAAAGATGTAAGAAATATAAATACACAAGACCATAGAAGGATCTTGCATGTTGCTGGTAAGGCAGCCGTTAAAGATCGCAACGGTACCGAAACGGTTATTCAGATGCTTAATTATTCAAGAGAAGATTATAAATTAGTTATTAAAACACAAACACCTTTAGAGATTAAAACAACAGATGAAAGAGTTATTATAGAAACAGATAACGTTGCAAACAAACAGGATCTCTACTCTGGTTACGATGCAATGGTATTGCCTAGAAGATATGCTGGTTTATGTTTACCAATGAATGAGGCATTGATGAGTGGGCTACCAGTTTTTATGCCCAGGATTTCTCCTAATACAACTGTATTACCAGATGAATGGACACTAGAGGCTGATAAAATTGATAGGTTTAAGGCTAAAGCAACTGTTGGTGTTTGGTCTGTTAATCCTAAATCACTTGCTAAACTTATTGATAACTATATTGTTAGTGATAAGCAAGCAATGAAAACAAAAGCATTTAATTTAGGGTTTGAACATTTTTCAAGAGAATCATTAAAACAAAAATATATAGATATTATTAACTCATAAAACAAAAAAGCCAGCCTATCTCTAGACTGGCAATTCTGTAAGTAAAAATTACTTCTTTGGCGCTGCCTTCTTAGCAGGTGCCTTCTTCTTTGCAGGTGCCTTAGCAGCCTTCAGAGCGGTCTCTACGGCTTTAGCATCTGGCAATAGACCAAAAGCCTTGTCGTTAGGATTGATTGCTCTAATTGCAACGGGTGCAAGTGCTGCAACAAGGGCAGTCCATAGATCCTTTGGATCTGTTACTCCTGCCATGTATAGTGCAAGGCCTGATGCAAGGACTGAACGTCCGTATGATGCAAGTAGTGCCTTTAGTTGTTCTGTGTTCATTTTTCCTCCTAGGATAGAACCTTAATTAGTATAGCATATCCAGCCCATAGCCCTACAATTCCTGCGACTCCCGCAAAAACTGGTGGTGCTGGTACTGGCAATTTGAATGCAGCAAAGACTACGCCACACCCAAAACCTGTTAGTGTTGATAATAATATATCTTTCATGATTTAAATGCCTCCGCTTGTAATTGTTTAAAATGTTTTTCACAAAGATCAATTATATTAGTCTCTGTTGCCCATAAATTTGACGCTTGTTCTTGACATTCTTCTATTAAACATATTAAAAATGCACTATAAATTAATGAATGACGATCCTTTAATTTAAGCATTTTCTTCTTCTGGAAGTAGTGTTTTTAATTCTTTATATGCTTTTGAAATATTTTTCATAGATGGATAGTCAGGCCTTGATATAGATAGTGCTTCTCCATATTCATCAAAATATGATACATCTGCATCAACATCATTAACAAACTTTGTTAATCCTTTTTGTACGCTTTCAATATATGAAAAAGCCCAATCTCTTGAGTCGGAAAGAAACTTAATAAAGTTTTCTTTGTGTATTGATTCATCTGAGTCTTCTTTTATTTTTGTAGATTTTGTTAAATCAACATACTCTTGAAGCAAAGTGTTTTCAATAAATAGTTTTGAAATATCTTTTTTAAGTTTAATAGATTGTTTTAAAACCAACATATATGACAGTGCAAAACAAACTGTCAATGTTGCAAAAACAATAATAAGAATATCTTTCATATCTACACCCCACATGTTTTAATTATATCCTAATGCCTTGGGTTTGTCAAATTATAAAAATCTTTAAAGTTAGTATTAGTAAAGATCTCATACTCTGCAAGAGTTCTAACGTTTCCAGCACCAAAGATTCCCTCTTCTTCACCACAAAGGATTCTTCTTTGTTTCTTGTATGATATTTCTTCTAACTCTTTCCAAGACAAACCTCTTAGGTTTCTGTCTCCCCAGATCTTATAGTATCCACCACGAGAATAAAAATGATAAACAATGTTTTTTGCAGGGGAATAAATATCCCAACCCCTAGTCCAAGCCCTCATAGCAAAACAAATCTCTTCACCAAAGAAACTTAGATCTGGATCGTATGGAAGTTCATTAACCATTGCACCATAAGAAAATATAAAACCACCAAGAACAGTCTCTGATATTTCTGGATCTTCTTTTGCTCTATTTATAAACTCAAGTCTTTCTGCTGTCCACTGACTCTTTCTGTTTAGTGCTACCTTTTGTCTAGTTGGATATGACTTTATCTTTGGATGTTTTTTAATTAAATGCATACCGCCATTACTTTCTGGCTCAAATGGTGCTGGGAAATATGAAAGAAGAACTGATGAATGACCAGAAGCATTCTTAGCCTTTTCTAGTTGATCAATAGATATAGCGTCCCAGTCTTTTACAAACCTTGTATGTGAGTCAATTTGAAGGAAGTAGTCTTCATTATTGTATAATTCCATGGCTTTTGCTCTTGCATACCCCGCACCTCTGGCTTCTTTAGAATGCATATTTACTAATGACAAATTTGGAACAAAGTCAAAGTTTGGCATTTCTAATGGCAGTCCCTGATAAACAACACCAAAGTGTAGGTTTTCTGGATTGCTTGCATTTTCAATAGCACTTTTAATAGTGTACTCAAGTTCTGGGTCACGAAAAGATGCTATAGATATAAAGATTGTCACTTAATAGCCTCTCTTGTAACTAACACTATTGCGCCTTCCATTTCTAATGCTTTTTTTGCATTTAACACATATTGTAATGCCTTTATCTTGTCATCATGAACCATTTTTGCAAATACATATTCATCCAGTTTAATTGTTAAAAAATGTTCATTATCAATTAATTCTACTTTAAATCCTTTTGGAGGAATAATAGAGTGAAAGGCTCTACGCATTTGATCTGTATACAATTATTTTTCCATCGTCAATGCTTGCCAGGTATTAGCCCAGTCTTGCTTAGTTTTATGTTTATTAAACTCTCTAGATATATTCCCAAGTTCAAGGAATACTCCACCCCAAACACCATACTCTTTACCAGAAACACCATTAGCAAAACAAATATTAGATACTGGGCATCTTTGGCAAATTGAGTCTACAATTGGACGGACTTCTACATCATCTTCATACTTATCAAAGAATATATTAGTATCAAGGCCAAGGCAGGCTGCATTATCTTTCCATAAATGTTGTTTCATTTATTGACCGTATTTGTTTGGAATGTCCCAACCATTACGATTAAGGTTAAAGGTTTTTTGTAGGTACCATGCATGTTTTACACGTACACCGCTTGGTGATGTTCTGGCAAGGTCTGATCTTTTACGTTCTACAACGTCCCAGCCAAGCCATGCAAGTTCTTTATTTCTTTGAACAATTTTTTCCATTTGTGCCAACGAATTGATTATCATTATATTCTTTCTTTTAGTAACGGAAGATTCCTACTTCTACATTTTTTGATTCTGCAAAAGTTGTTAATTTTGATACTGGCTCTTTTGGTTTACTAAGAAAAGCAAAATAGTTTATGTTTTCCATATTGTCGTATAACCAACTTTCTGGAACTTTATAAAACTTTATTTTACGACCCCTGGCCTTCATTCCTCTTTCTGAAAGGTTTGAAAACTCTGAAACAAAAGAATTGATCTTTGTTGGACCAGCAGAATAGATTATAAAATCTTTTTCTTCTTCTTTCATTCCCGATAAAGCAACACTTATAGCACGAAGGAATAGGTTATAGTCATCAAACTCATTAGTTCCCTGCACTCCCACTATCATTTATTTTCCCATTCTTTAAGTTATCCAGGATGAATAACATTTTGTCTACTTCTTTTTTTGACATTTTAGTTGTGTCTAAAGGTTTGCCAGTTTCTGGTTTAACCTTTCCATCCACAGTGTCTCCAACATAAAACATGTTATTTGACACCCAATATGCTCTTTGATCTATTATGACAACCCTGGTTGTTTGTTTCTCTTTCCAAATTTTAGATTGAGAGGTAATAACCTTATCATCAAAAATATCTTTAAAGAAAAAATCTTTTAATATGTTATGCATATCACTTTGGCGATACAACACTTTATTAAAACTATTCTTTCTTTTTTTATTTATAGTTATAAGTATATAGCAAAAAGAGGTTAGTGTCAATACCATGGTTATTAAAATATTAACAAGCGTCATGACTATTTACTCTTTGTTGTTTTTTTTAAAACACTTTCTTGTTTATTTTTAATATTATTATTAGATTGTTTTTTCTTTAATTTTTCTAATTCGTCTGTCAATGTTTTAATTTTTGCTTGATAGTTTAAAGAGGTATCGTTTATTCTTTCACCAAAAGCATCTTCTTTTTTTAATATTTCTGCCATATACTCGTTTTGTAATTTTCTAACCGCTATCTTATGCTTAATTTGAAGTTGAAGATACTGAAATTCAGACTCACTTAATTTATTTTTATAAAAAGTTAAAATTTCAACAACATCATCTTTTGATAAATCTTCCATGTTATTTCCCCCTTAAACTAAATGGACTTCCTATCCACATTTTTTCTGTTTTACTTTTTTCTCTGTTTACTATTGCCCTACTCCAAGCAAACCCTGCATCCCCACCCCAGGCTAACCACATGATCTTACCATTAGAAGGGTTCTCTGCGTTGTCCCAATCTTTTCCTTTTTTATCTACTTCATGACGGGAAAAGAAAGAGTACATTCTTTTAACAGTATCAAGAGACATAGATGCACCATTTACAATATCAGTTGCTCTGCCCCATCCTACTGGAGTTCCAGCACCTGTTGCTTTGCCATCTTCCTTATACTTTAAAGCACGTCTTGCTGCTGCTTTCATACCTGCATTAGGTAAATATGTATCTGCCATTATTTATCTTTCTTTGGATGCTTTACTTCATATGGACCAAGAATAGATTTAACTGTACCGTTTTTGTTCATGCGTACAATCTTTCCTTCCTTAATTTGTGTTGCATTAAATGATTGTGCTTTTTTCTTTGGCATTATTTTAAAAATCCATTCCAAAATTTATCAGATCCTAATTTTTTTTCAGACTTATATGTTCCGCCACGACGCTTATACTCTTGAACAACCCAAGAGTTTGCAACGGCAGAAGGATAAACATCAAACTTGTCTTTTGCTTCTTGCACAACTCTTGCATAAAGTTTTGGATTAGAAGGCGTTGATCCTCCACGTCGTGGTTGAATCATTTCACCATAGTTAGGTTTCTTTGCTTTTTCCATTTCATCTTCCATTTCTTGTGATTTTCCAATTGATGAATCATACATTGCCATTGCAACATCTGAATTCATAGAATTATTATTTTGAAGATCTGGAATAAATAATGGTTCAATTTTTGTTACCATAGAGGCCTTTACACCAATTAAATATTCAGTTTCATCCCAACCATAGTCTTCCTCAAATTCAAGAATACGGACTAGGACTACTGGCTCTTCTGTTGAGGCTTTTAATGAATAGTCAGAGTATTCTATTCCAAACATGCCATCCACCATCACATATTGAATAATTCCAACATATGTTTCATCTTCTCCTGTTGTAATAACAAAATCACCTTCTACAGGCATTGACTTTTCTAGGCTTGTAATAACCCTATATTCTCCTACTGGCTTACCTACTGGCATAGAAATCCTCCTACTTTAGATATTCATTATATCAGATTTTAGTTCTTTAATAGTCTTTTGACTTCTTCTAATGCCCAGATTTCTGGCTTAGTTAATTTAGAAATCTCAACATTATCAAGACCTTTTTCAGATATAGTGACTATTGGATCTGCCAAGAAAAAATCAATGTTTAGGTATCCCTTTTCCCATAAATTTAAGAGGTCTTTATTTACCACCTTAAGATGGTCCTCATACATATCTGGCATGACTTCTTGAAGTTTTGGGGTTACTGCATATAGAAATTCTCCAGTTTCAGCATCTAATCCAGCAACCTCTAAGGCCCCTTGAAGGATTAAATTATTTATTAGATCATCTTCACTGCTGCTCATACCTGATCAACTCCTCTAACTGCTGCCTTGTTTTTGCACCAGTTACACGATAAATCTCTTTGTTATCTTTCATCACTACAAAAGTAGGAACAGATCTAATTGCAAAATCTTGAGTCATTTCAATCTCTGAATCAACATCAATGATAAAAAATTTAGCCATAATCTGTTCACGATTTAACTCTTCAACAATTGGTTTTGTTTGTTTACATGGGCTACACCAATCAGCAGTAAAATAAAGAATCATCTTCATTTAATTTGTTCTAATCTTCCATGTCATAATTTTTGGACCAGCCTCAATCATCTCAAACATATTATATTCAAACTCATCTTTAAGTTCCATATACAGTTCTGGATGAACTTCTTGTAACTTATCTGTAATTAAATATGTCATCTCACCAGATTGATCAATTCCAGACATCTCAATAGCACCTTGTATTATTAGATGCTCTAGTAAAGCCTGACTTTTTGGATTCATTACTTACCTGATTTTAATCTAGCCTTTTTAAGTGCTGTAAAATCCTTAACCTTGGTATCTCCAAGATATCCCCAGGCATAGCCATCATTAATCATCATGTCGTTGATAGATACAGTATTGCCATCTACATATACCCAGCCTAAAATGCGACCATATTTTTCAGATGAGTCCATCTTCTCAGTTTTAATAACAACAGACTTAGCGTCCTTTAGAGACTTTTTTAGATACTCCTTTGCTTCAAGACCAAGAGCCTTCTCAGCAAGATCTTTTGTGCGGGACTCTGGTGTATCAATACCAGCCAATCTTACACGGGATGCAAAAAGGATATCAAACCCTAAATCAATAAGAACGTCAATGGTATCTCCATCTACTACATTCTCTACTTTTCTTACATAATATTCATACATTATTTTCTCCTTTATTTATTAATTATGATTATGACCAGTATGATCATGCTCTAAGTTTTGTGATTGATCAAATGGTCTTTGTGTATGATCATAAGGTCTATCATGCAACCAAGTTACAATAGCATATTTTCTTCCAGATTTTATAGGATGTGCGATGTGCCTATATGCATAATTTGATGGAAATAGGTATAAAGATCCAGCAGTTGGTTTTATTTTTATATTAAAATTTACAAACTCCAGTTCTCCACCAACATATTCATCATTTAAGTATAGTATTGGGGATATTGCTCTTCCAGTTTCTGTTCCACCATCATAGTGTGCTCCGTAATTTTCTCCATCTTCATATCTTAAAACATTAAACCCTTCAACAAAGTGTATATTGTTTGTAATATTGAAGTATTCTTTATACCAGAGTAATCCAGAATTTACAGTAGTATAAAAATCATTGTTAATTTCTCTCATTGTTGAATTTTTTTGAGCATTATTAGTCAGACCCATGTTATAATTGTTTCTTAAGCCAATTGAGTTGTCAAGAACTTTTGCTGGCTCAAATTTAATTTCAGATTCTTTATCATTTGATAAAAATTCTAAATCATTAATATATTTATTAATTTTTTCTATTGACCAAACATTTTTAAATTCTGCAATGCAGCCACCTATTATGCTACTTGGTTCAATTTTTCCAGGAAGAATATACATTTTGCACCCCTTTATTATTTTATAAGTTTATGTCGTTCATCAACAACTGAAATTGCAAAAGAAATCATTTTATTATATCCATCTTTACTATCCATAATTTTATTATAATGATGTCCACAAAACATTAAATCTCCAGATATTCCAGTTACTTTTACAAGTGCTTCTGATGGACAGGAATCACAACGATCTGTTGCTTTCAATAGCCATTCTTTTTCAATAACTTCTTCTGCAATTGTCATGTTCATAGTATACCGCTACTTTCTGTTATCAGTGGAATAAAATCCACTACCGTTGAATACTGCTGTTATATTAGAGTATACACGTTCCAGTGGTAGAGTACAAGTTTCACACTCATACCCTGGATCGTTTTCTTTAATTGATCTTTGTTTAATTATAACTTCAGAACATTGTCCAGTACATTTGTATTCGTATACTGGCACTACTTTACCTTGTTTCCAAACCTAGCCCAAACTCTTTCATGAAGAAAATATCCAAGCGCTTCCCATCCAATGTAAATAAGAGCACCAAGACTAGCATATTCCCACTCACCAGTAAAAAGATAAATAACACCAGCAACACCAACAAGATGAAATGTTTCCCAACTTGCGGTCTTTAGTAATGTTCTCTTTGTTGATTCCATTTTACTTTGCCTTTTTTGCTACAGGTTTTGCTGCTTTCTTTGCAGCATCTGGAGATGTAGACTTAACTGGAGTTACTGCCAACTTATTAAGAAGTGAAGCATTTTCTTCACCAGTATAAACTGGACGACCCCAACCAACTACAGCATTAACCAACTTCTTCTTATTGTTCTTTACATATGCACGAGTCTTCTCTACGCACATTCCGCCATTACGTTGATCTCCCTTTGCAGTTCCTGAAGTGTTTCCTTCAATAACCTGGATAGTTCCATCGCCATTGTTCTTAATGCAAATACCAACATGTGAAATACGATTTACACCGTCATCTGGAAAATCAAAATAAATCCAGTCTCCTGGCATTGGATCATCATTACGGGCATCTGACCAACGCCCTTCTTTCTTAAACTGATCTGATGCTGCTACTGTTGAAGCAGACTTTGGAAACTTTGAAACTCCTGCTGACATTGCACACCAAGAAACGAATGACTGGCACCATGGTTGGAAGTTAACTTTAATCCATGCACCGTACTTTGTTTCGTTATCTTTAGGGCCTTCAATTGTGCCCACTTCTTTCTTTGCAACCTCTATGATTGCTTCTAGACTACCCTTTGCTGCCATTTTTTATCTCCTAATATTAAGGGGCAGTTTAAAGACATGCCTAGGTCTCTTATATAATTATAGCCTATATACTACTTTTTAGCAAGTTTGATTTCAATAGTCTTTGGCTTTTTATCTTCAGGAATGACACGATCTACATTAATATGTAGCATACCATCCTTCATTTCTGCACCAGTTACTTCCATATATTCTCCAAGAGCAAATGATCGTACAAATTTACGACCAGCAATGCCCTTATGAACTACTTCGGCATCTACTACCTCTACAATCTCACCCTTAATAATAAGAGTTCCATTGTCTACTGAGATATTAATATCTTCCCTGGAAAATCCAGCAACAGCCAAAGAAATTCTGTATGTATCTTCATCTAGTTTAAGAAGATCATATGGAGGATATGTCTGTGAGTTTGTTTTATGTGCGGTATTTAAACGGCCTAACTCTCTGTTAAAGCCAATAAAAAAAGGATCATTGAATAGATCCATTGCATGTGTTACTACCATTTTATTCCCCTTTCAAGCGAATAAGTTATGTACCCCCAATCGGCAGGTACTTATATATTATATCAAACTTTTAGTAGCCCTACAGAGAATTGAACTCTGCTCACCAAGATGAAAGCCTGGTATCCTGACCACTAGAAGATAGGGCCTTGGAGCGAGTGACCAGAATTGAACTGGCACCATCTGCTTGGAAGGCAGAAGCACTACCATTATGCAACACTCGCTTTTGCTGGTCTGGCAGGGATCGATCCTGCGACATCCGAATTAACAGTTCGGCACTCTACCATCTGAGTTACAGACCAAAACCA